TGGGCTTGATAGCTTTGGCGAAGACTTCGGCATACCTAAACCTGTAGTAGATGATTGGTCTGATCAGGATATACAAGTGTATATACATCGTTGTGAAGAAGACGTTAAGATTAACTGGGCCTTGTGGCAAAACCTACTAAAACGTTTCAAGTTTATCTATCAAGATGATAAGCTACTAGATAAATTCTTTCGGTACTTAGAATTTAAAATGTCCTGTGCTGCGTCAGCGGAGCAAACAGGTTGGCGTCTTGATAAAAAGTTAGCTGAGTCTAGTATCAAAACACTAGTTAAGCAACAAGAAGAAAAGACAGAAGAGCTTAAGTCTGTGATGCCTAAGCAAAGGGTAAACGCCATCAAGCGTAAGCCTAAGGTTTGCTTCAAGCAGGATGGATCACCCTCATCACATGGTGAACGGTGGTTCTCTTTGCTTGCAGAAAACAAGCTACCTAATCATCACGACGAAGACATTACTGTCTTGAAGGGTTGGAAAGAACCTAATCCTAAGTCTTCTTCACAGGTTAAGGATTGGCTGTTCTCATTAGGTTGGGTGCCATGCACTCACAAGTATGAGAAGGACGATGAGGGTAACGAAAGGACTATACCTCAAGTCCGTAATGATGGTGAGCTTACTGACTCTGTTAAGCTTCTCGTTGACAAGCACCCATCAGTGGGTGTGCTAGATGGCCTTACTGTTATACAACACAGGCTATCTATCTTCCAAGGGTTTATTGAATGTGAACGTGATGGTTACGTCAAGGCAGGTATTGCTGGCCTGACTAACACACTTCGATTCAAACACAGAAAGCCTTTGGTTAATCTACCTGGGGTTGATAAGCCTTGGGGTAAAGAAGTACGTGGCTGCTTGATTGCAGATGAAGGTTATGTATTGTGTGGTGCTGACATGACATCCCTAGAGGATACCACTAAGCGTCACTACATGAAGCCTTATGACCCAGACTATGTTGAAGAGATGGCTAGGGAGGGATTCGATCCTCACCTTGACCTTGCTAAACATGCTGGTGCTGTCACTCAGGTACAGATAGACAAACACAATTCGGGAGAAGTTTCTCTCAAGTCTTTGCGTAAGAACTATAAGGTGGTGAACTACTCTGCTACCTATGGTGTCGGTGCAGCTAAGCTATCACGTACTACAGGAATGCCAATACCTCAGGCAGCTTCATTGCTTGCTGCGTATTGGAAACGTAACTGGTCTGTCAAAGCTTTCTCTGAGGCTCAGCACATACGAAAGATCAATGGTGAGATGTGGGTACAGAACCCAGTCAGTAAGTTCTGGCACAGCCTTCGCTATGAGAAGGATGTATTCTCCACCCTCAATCAATCGACTGGGGCTTACTGCTTTGACAAGTGGGTTGCATACTACAGAACTAAAAGTCCTAACATCTTAGGACAATTCCATGACGAATCAATCAACCAAGTAAGGAAGGGAGCTGAACAAGAACACTCATCTACCCTCCAATGGGCGATTAAAAAAGTAAATCAAGAACTTAAATTAAATGTTGATTTAGGTATTGACGTGCAGTACGGTACAACGTACAGTGAAATACATTAACATAGGAGGGCCTTATGGCTACACGTATAGTAAAACTAACAGGCATTGGTGAATGGGCTAAAGTCTTTGAAGATAATAGAGACATGCAAGGTTATGATGGAGTCTATGAATCTTGCAATGGAGCCTGTACAATTGACTTAGTGTTAGATGAAGATAACATGGCGAAGCTTAAAGCTTCTCGCTCTATTAAGAGAGGCAAGCCTGACCCAGAAGGCCGTGGTCATACGGTTAGGTTTGTACGGAAGTTTGATGGTGGTCAGCCACGTAACAGTGGCGCACCCATTGTCCTTAAGGATGATGGTACACCTTGGACCTATGCCGATGATGGTACTATTGGCAATGGTTCAACAGTAGAAGTAACATTGTCTGTCTACGATACACGTATGGCAAACATTGTTGGAACACGTTTAGATAAGGTTAAGGTCATTGAACATCTCGAATATGTTCCTGACACAGGTGAGACTCCTCCACCTGTAACTGAGGCTAATGGTAAATCTGTTCCACACCCTGTGGCTGAGGACGACATACTGTTCTAGCCCAACTAGTGGGGTAAGTGTTTATTTCCTTTTCGCTTACCCCACATTTTATTTAGGAGTCGTAATGAAAAAGATAGAGAATATGTCTAACGAAGAGTACCATTCAGTAGATGGTATATCTTCAAGTGCTGTAAAGGCGGTGTATAAAAAGTCACTGGCTCACTGGAAAGGACAAAAGATTTCTCAATCAGCAGCATTTGCAATGGGTAATGCTGTCCATGCAAATTTGTTAGAGAAAGAAAAGAACCTAGTAGTCAAGGGGCCTAAGACTAAAGCTAGTGCTGCCTTCAAGACTATGAAAGAAAACCTAACTGAAGATCAAGTTCTTCTGACTGAGGTAGAGTTTAATGTAGCCAATTGTATTACTAGGGGTGCGCTAAACAATCCTGTATGTGCTGATGCTTTGAATCATCCTGATAGGGTGAATGAAATTAGTATCTTTGTAGAAGATCCAGTGTCAGGGCTTACGTTAAAGACAAGACCTGACTTAATGATTGAGGCTAACAATACTGTGTACGATGTAAAGACTACACAAGATGCCAGCCCTAAAGGTTTTCTAAGTGAGTGTGTGAAGTATGGATACTTTATCCAAGGTGCTCATTATGTTTATACCTGTAAGCTTGCAGGCTATGACGTAAAAGATTTTGCATTCATTGCCTGTGAGAAGGCAGCACCTTTCTTGTCGCATCTACATCTGATGGGTCCAGAGGTTATGGCTTGGGCTAACATCCAACTTCATAAAACTCTGGCTGTCATTGCTAGAGCAGAGAAGGATGTAGACTATGGCACAGGTTGGGGTGACTACACTCTTATGGAGAAACCACCATGGCTGTAAATAGATATGACTAGAGCAGCTAAAGCTAAGGGTAGGGGTGGTCAGCAAGAGGTCAGGGATAAACTACTAGAGACATTCCCTGAGTTTGAGAATGATGACATCAAAAGCACAACTATGGGCGATGGTGGAGAAGACATCCAGCTATCGCCAGCTGCTAGGAAGACAATGCCTATTAGCATTGAAGTTAAAAGACGTAAGGCTGGTATGAAAACTGCGTATGATTACCTCGATCAAGCAGGTAAGCATGGCAAAGGTGAGCCAGTAGTTTTTTACAGATCTGATAGACAACCCTGGATTATCATGGTAGGCATGGAACATTACATGGAACTACTAAGGAACTGGAAAAAATGACAGTAAAGATTTGGGATATACTAGAAGGGCCTGTTCATAAAGATGAATGCCCATATAGTTATGAGTGGCCTAAAGGTACTAAGTATAGTATGCTCTGTAAGGCTGAAGAGGACGGTGAACTATTTGATGCTGACTTTTATTTTGAGGCGTATGAAGATGCTTATGAATGGAAGATTTATTTTGAAACAAACATCGAACCTTTAATTATAAACTCGGAGGAAAATGATGCTTGACTATATCCCCTCCTTAAATATAACTAAGGACTTTCACTGTGCAATTTGAACTCAACTTAACCATCAAGGTTGACCCCAAAGCAAACTTCTTAGAGGTTGATCGCAACTATAATCTTGCTGTCGTAGGTGAGGTTATTCAAGATTGCCTATACGATATAGACGACATAAAAGTAATTGACTGTGAGGTAAAACAAGATGACTAAAATAACTATTGATGATAAAGATTATGACACTGATAACTTTAGTGAAGATCAAAACAACATTGCAAATACTCTAACCCTTGGTATGAATACCATGTCAATTCTTAATCATACACTTCAAAGTGTTAGAACTATTCAGCAGTTAAAAACAAATGAGTTAAAAAAATCTTTGGCCTTGGTCGATGATGCTCAGTCAGAATTAAAACTGTGATAAATATTTCTGATCTGAGAAGCATGGGTTACTTTGATGCAATTGATGCAGACAAAGATCCCCTCAAGGCATATAGCAATTGGGTTGAGACTAAGATCTTAACCTCACGTAGTGAACGTCTTGTAGAGAATACACTAGGTCTTGTTGGTGAGGCTGGGGAAGTAGCTGAGAAAGTTAAGAAGCTTATTAGAGACAAGTCTAAGTTCAGTAACAAAGATATCATCAAGGAACTAGGGGATGTAATGTTTTATGTTACTGCCCTAGCTAACTATCATGGGTCTGATCTAGGTGAAGTCATTGAGGAGAACGTAAAAAAATTAGAGAGCCGACAGGCTAGAGGAAAACTAAAAGGAAATGGAGACGACAGATGAATAACTATCTACCGACAGACTATCAAGCCTTTATACACAAGTCACGTTATGCACGTTGGCTAGACAAAGAGGGAAGGCGTGAGACTTGGGGCGAGACAGTAGCGAGATACATGGAACACATAGTAACTCCTAATGCAGGCAGCAGTTCATACACCAGAGAGATTGAGCAAGCTATCCTATCGTTAGATGTTATGCCTAGTATGAGAGCCTTGATGACAGCTGGGCCAGCTATGGCACGAGACAATACAGCTGGGTACAACTGTTCATACTTACCAGTAGATGACATGAAAGCTTTTGATGAGGCTATGTTTATCTTGCTATGTGGTACAGGTGTTGGGTTCTCAGTGGAACGTCAATCAGTAAGTAAGCTTCCAGAGATACCTGAGTTGTTTGATAGTGAGACATCTATTGTTGTTAAGGATAGCAAAGAAGGATGGGCTAAGTCCCTACGTCAATTGATTGCACTCCTGTACAGCGGTGAGATTCCTAAGTGGGATGTCTCTCGTGTTCGACCTTCTGGTGCCAAGCTTAAGACCTTTGGTGGACGTGCATCAGGCCCAGCGCCTCTTGTTGATCTATTTAATTTTACTATCCGTACCTTCAAGGATGCACAAGGACGCAAGCTATCATCCCTTGAGTGTCATGACATCATGTGTAAGATTGGTGAGGTAGTAGTAGTTGGCGGTGTTCGTCGTAGTGCTATGATATCCTTGAGTAATCTATCAGATGATCGTATGCGTCACGCTAAGTCAGGTGCATGGTGGGAGAACAATCCACAACGTGCTTTAGCTAACAACTCTGTGGCCTTTACAGAGAAGCCCGATAGCTTATCATTCATGCGTGAGTGGATGGCATTGGTTGAGTCAGGCTCAGGTGAGCGTGGTATCTTCAACCGTCAGGCATCTAAGGTACAGGCTGCTAAGAATGGACGCCGTGATGCAACGTATGAGTTCGGAACTAATCCATGTTCGGAGATAATTTTGCGGCCGATGCAGTTTTGTAATCTAACAGAGGTAGTTGTACGTGCAACAGATAACATCGGTGACCTAGAGAAGAAGGTTCGTATGGCTACCATACTTGGTACTATTCAATCCTCGTTCACTAAGTTCCCTTACCTACGTAAGATATGGCAGAAGAACACAGAGGAGGAACGCTTACTAGGTGTATCTATGACAGGCATCATGGATAATACCCTGATGACTACAAAGAATACTGGCTTGGAGAAAACACTTGAGCACCTTAAGTCTATTGCTGTTATTACTAACGCTGAGTGGGCTGAACGCCTTGGTATCCCTGTCGCTACTGCTATCAGCTGTGTTAAACCTTCAGGCACGGTTTCACAACTGGTTAATTCAAGCAGCGGGATACATGCTCGTCACTCACCCTATTATATTCGCACTGTTCGTGGTGATAACAAAGACCCACTGACACAGTTTATGAAGGACCAGAAGATACCTAACCAGCCAGATGTAATGAAGCCTGACCAGACTACTGTGTTCAGCTTTCCTATGAAAGCTCCAGATGGTGCAATAGTTACTGCTGATATGTCTGCCATTGAACAGCTAGAGATGTGGTTAGCCTATCAACGATCATGGTGTGAGCATAAACCTTCGGTAACTATAAATGTTAAAAATGACGAATGGTTTGAAGTAGGAGCCTTTGTTTACAAGCACTTTGATGAGATGTCTGGTGTATCCTTCTTACCCTTTAATGAACACACATACCAACAGGCACCCTACCAAGAGGTAGAAGAGTTCGGTGAACCCACTGAGGTTTGGGGTAGGGACAACGACAGAAATGAAATATTGGTGGGGTATAAGCACACATACGACAGCTTACTAAAACTTATGCCATCTAGTATTGATTGGTCACTCCTCTCAGATTATGAAAAGGAAGACAACACTGCAGGTAGTCAGACACTAGCATGTTCTGGTGACAGCTGTGAGATTGTAGACCTAGTATAGGATGTACACCTAAGCATGTGTTAAAACTGCTACTCAACCACCCCTAGCTCAACTGGATAGAGCAAGTCACTTCTAATGACTAGGTTGCAGGTTCGAGTCCTGCGGGGTGGACCAACAAGCAAAGGATATTAAGATGTGGACTATCATTGTAAGAAGCCAGTGTAACTTTTGTGATAGCGCCAAGGCTTTGCTTGAAGCTAAAGGACAATCTTACACTACCTACTCTGTTCAAGAGCCTTCTAGTAAGTGGGTATTGACTATAGCTAAGAAGGCAGGGTATACTACAGTACCACAAATATTTAAACCAGATGGAACCCATGTTGGGGGCTACAGAGACCTGAAGGAATATTTCGATGAAACCAGTACGTAAAAGTTTTAACCGTGCTTTGTATCAAGCTTACGACAAGAAGGCTAAGGATACATTAGTAGAGTTGCTAGAGACTAAGGGCCACACCATTGTTAATACCGAAGAGAACTATTTTGTAGACGTTGTATCCCAGAAGGAGGGCTATACATACTTCAATGAGGCTGAGGTAAAGGTAGCCTGGAAAGAAGACTGGCCTCCACATTGGGAAGAGATACGTATCCCTGAACGTAAGCAAAGGTTACTGGACAAGTATGAGGGTACTAATGGAGTGTTAAATTTCTATGTATTCCGTGAAGACATGAAGCAAGCTTGGCGTATCAAGGATAACCTACTTACTAAAGAGAGCTTGGCTGAAGCTAAGGGTAGATACATACAGAAAGGTGAGCTATTCTTTCACATCCCCTATACATCAGCTGAGTTGGTGATTACATGATGAAAGAAACTTATTTAGCTGGCCTCAAAAAAGATATAGAAGATACAAACTATGCCTTGGCTGAAAAATATGACGCAGTAAATCGACCTGCTCACTACAATATGGGTGGGGTAGAATGTATTGATTACATCAAGCAAGTAGTAGGCTTAGATGGGTTCATTGCTTACTGTCACGGCAACATGATTAAGTACCAACACCGCTACCGATACAAGCAGAAGCCTGCAGAAGACATGAAGAAAGCTGCATGGTACTTAGAGAAGATGAACGAAGCTTTGGCAGAGAAACATAAGTAAGGGTAACCTATGGGCAGACCAACCAAGAGATCTAAGAATGACTTACCACCTCTTGAAGAAGAGGCCAAGGCTTATGTAAAAAAGAATCGACCCAAAGAAAAACCCCTGACCTCTCGCAGGTATCTAGCTGGACAAGCCTTAGCTGGATTACTTGCAAGTGGCAGGGGTCTTGGTCATGTCGAAGAGGTTAAGAGGGAAGCCTACAACTGGGCAGACATAATGGATGAAGACGATGATTAATTAAAATTTAATCTCACCTAGTGCTCCTGTCTCAAGAAGAATTTCTATCTTCCTTAGCAACTCTACTGCATC